ACATTGGTATTTAAGTTAGAGTCAGATCTAATAATATCGTAACTACCATATACCCGGGGAAATTCATCATATATAGGTACGTTTGCTGGAATTGATAGATTTAATGTACCAGTAGCAATTTTATCTTCTTGTGTTGTTTGTATGTTAAATGGAGCTACAAATTGTTGTGACGATGCATTAGTTGGATTTGGAATAGTACCGTCAGAAATTAAATTTTCTTGAGTTGTTTGTAGATCAAATGGTCTGTTAAATGCTCCTGGGCGTGTTTGAAAAGTTGGGTTTAATCTGCCACGAGCAATGCGATCTTCCTGAATTGTTTGTAAATCAAATGGTCCGTTAAATTGTGACGATGCATTGGTTGGATTTGATGTACCAGTATCAATGATATTTTCTTGAGTTGTTTGTATGTTATATGGTCCATTAAACTGCTCTGACGCTACAACGGTTGGGTTTAATGTACCGCGGATGCCAGCAATGAGACTTTCTTGAAATGTTTGTAGATCATATGGCCCGGTAAACTGTTGTGATGCATTGGTTGGATTTGTATACAATATATTTGGTAATATATCATATGGTGCCGTAAATTGTGATGAGCCATTGGTTGGGTTTGTAGGCATAGTTATCCTTAAGGTTGATAAATTGAATCATTCATACTAGTTGCACCAAATAAATTGCTACCTTTTGCGGAATTAATTGCAGCAACAATCATACGTGCCATTGCCATTATGCCGGCATCGGTAGCTGCTCCAACTACTGGTGCTGCTCCGGTAATCATTCCGGTGCTATTATTTGTAGGCTCTTGTGTGGATGATACAATATAATCGTTATTCTTAAATGCAATATCTGGTTGTAACGTATCTTCCGGAAATGATAATATGCGACTGCCATAACCTGCAGGAATGACCGCATCTTTTACAATTTCTTTTCCTGTAGCATCATAACTTTTCATGTTAGTAGCATAACCTTTATCTTTTGTCCATTGAGCAAGTAACTCGGCTACGTTTTCATTTCTTCCTGCACCTTTTAATTCTTCTTCGCCGGCGAGATCTAGCATTGCTTTCTCTTTGAACGCAGTAATTCCGGTTTGTTCAGTAAGGGTCGATCGAAGTGATCCAACCTCGGTTTTCTGGTCTTTGGTTAACAATGCCTGTAAAGTAACTAGAGACTCAGCAGCTACAGTTAACTGTTGTTTCATTATATCATCAGTTGTTCGCGTATCATTTAATTTGGTAAGTTCATCAAATGCTTCTTGAGACATCTCATTATTTGTTAACATCTTATTTGCTGCGTCTTGTAGTGCGGTACCATCTAACTCCATGAGTACCTTCAGATTGGGATCAGAAGTTAACAACTTCTTTTTTTGCAATGCCTTTGAAAGTTGAGCTTCGTCAATCCCTAATAAATCTGACATTTGCTTACGTGCAAATAAATTATCTTCTAGTACATCGCCTTCTTGTTCAAGAATTGTATTCATTACGGCAGCTGCATCACTCATATTGCCACGTAATGTTGCTTCTCGATATGCATTCGTTAAACTTTTACCTTGTAACTTTTCCATTGCTTGTTCATTACCAACCAATCTATGACCTGATAATAGTTGATATTCTAATTCTTGACCAATGCTAGATTCTATGTCTAATAAGTGTTTTCCTGTATCAGCTAACTCGTCTAATTCAAATCCTAATGTCTTTGCTTTTATAGTAGCAAGTTCTAAATTTCCAGGAATTTTACCAAACTGCAATTGAGTTTCTGCGCCGGCTGCTGCAATTCCTTCTATGGCCATTTTCATGTAACCCATCGAACCATCTGTATCTCCTAATGATGAAGCTAAACTTGACGCAAATTGCATTGTTGCATCGGCATTAGCACCATTTTTTGATGCATATAAAGTATATGCTTCAGTGGCGTCTTCTGATAATCCTAAATTAGTAGTTAATACATGTTGAATACGTTGCAATGATTTATATGTTTTGCTATCTGCTTTTTCTTGTTGTTTGAAAGTTGGCAACATTTTTTTTATGCTATTAGCATATCCAATAGCTTGTTCCCCGGCAAATCCTTGAGATTCTGCTAATTTTTGAATTTCCTGTGATAATGCTGCAGCTCCTATAGAGCTTATTCCGAATGTTTTATTAAGTTCTTTGTTACGCATTTCAAAAACCATTGATTTTGCAGCTATAGCTACATATTGATCAATTAATTCTGAATTCATTCCAATCTGGGTAGATACGCCTCGATTTAAAAGCACCGTTGAATCAAACAGATCTGTTGTTGTTAACAATGCGTTGGCCATTGCAACCCTCTGCTTTCCAGCAGCAGCAGCGCTGCCGTATAAAGCAGTACCTATACCATTAAGTGCTGTTGTTGTTTCGGTAATCCAACTCATACTACGTACTTTTTATATAAATATTTACCTAGGTGATTTTGTTGTTGTTCGAGATCGTTGTTTTTGTTGTTGTTCAACTCGATCGAGTCGTTCTTGTACTATTGCATTAACTCGCTTAATATAAAACTTGCGCAAGAAAATTGGCATATTATATATGGTATCCCAGTCCCATCGACCTTCGCCATGCCATAATAAATTGAATATGTTTTCGTGTAATTGTACTCTATCTTGTGGCTTAAAACCAAAGAATGTCTGATCCAATTTGAAACCTAGAACTGAAGGTGCCTCCATCTTCACCTTCGAAGTCACATTCATAGTTAATACCAGGTGCATTTTTTACATAAAATGTCCGAAATTCTTTAGCATCACGCGCTAAAAATTCATAGCGTATAAACTGATCAATGTCTGATTCAGCACGTGTTGTATTGACTTGTCGAATAAGTTGTTTTAATATTTGAGAAATTGTTGCATTTTCTTCTATTTTAGTATTATATGCAAATTTTAAAGTAGTATCATCATTTACCTTGTATTCAAATTCTCCGTTTTTATCTGGAACTAGGTCAAATGGTTTTTGTGCTAATTTACTTAAATCTACAATACGTTCTAATACTGTTTTTGTTTTTGGATCTACTATTGACACTGGATAATCTGGTCCATAAGATAAAATCCTAGAATAAACAATTAACATGTCTCTATCTAATGGTGCAATATCTTTTGATTTAATTGGAGTTAGTAATACAGCATCTATTAATTTATCAAAAAGTATTCCATTCTGTAAATAAGATGAATTAGTTATAATATCTTCATCATATGCAGTCATATACCGCATTTCTACTTTTCCTTCACGTAGTATGCTATCTGCCGGATAAATTAATCCTTTACTAGGTAAATCTATTACGATGCTAGGTAATTTGCTTCGTTGTGTGTTTTCATACTGCTGACGTGCAGTATCAACAATGTTTTGATTTGGTAATCGTGTAGTCAATTTGTTGTTACTCATTTTTTGCCTTTATAACTAAATTATAAAAGGAGCCAAAGTCGACTCCTTTTTGTTTGTATTGTTTTATTAGAAATTTAAGAATGCCCAATCATATCGAATTGTTAATTCAATTTCTTGTACAGCATCACTACCCCAATCGAAAGTTCCAAAAGCCGCATCAGTAATAAATGCGCCGTTCAATGTCCACTCTTCGATAACTTCGCCTAATGGAGAAAGTTGATGTAACTGTATTTGTTTTTTATAGAATGATGAATAGCCATCTCTACCTGTTGCTGATTCATGATGTAATCGTACCCATTCCATTACTGCTTGTGCACCGGACGGAACAATTGCATCATATAAAGTCATTGTAATTGTACTCCATTCAGATTTTCCTTTAACATAACGTTTAATGTTAATCATATCTAATGCAACTTCACCATTTGTTATTGTAGGTTTTCCAGATGCTTTTACTAGATACGACGGAATATCATTTACTTGCAATATAAAATGATGTTGACGTTTCGGTTCCCAAGAAAATGCAGTATCAAACATTTCATTTTGCGTTGCTGCATTTCCCAATAAATTGGGGTTGATGTTATCGTATAATGCCATAATATTAATCCTATTTTTTATATATAAATATCAACACAAAAAAAAAAGGTAGCATATTCATACTACCTTTTAATTATTTTTTATTTTAGTTGTTCCTATTCAGGAAAAGCTGCACCCGTTGGTTGAATATTAAAGTCTAAAATAATAAATTCTGCGGTTCTTGTTGGTTGCATAAATATTTGACCATACATGATATTTTGATCTATTAAATCCGCAGTATTGTTTGTTCCATCCATAATAACTCGGAATGCATATAAACCCTGACGAGCTTTAATTTGTTCCATATATGGATTAACAATATTCAAAAATTTGTTGCGTGTTGCCGATGTATTTTGTTCGAATACTAAATACTTGGTTGATGATGCAATAAATTTCTTAACTTCAATTAATAATCGTCTTACGTTGATTCTATCTAATGCGCTTGGTCGAGCTTGCATTGTTTTTTGTCCAAATACAACAACCCCGTCATTAACAAAATTTGCAATCGGATTAACTCGTGCTGTATACAATGCATCACGGTCTGACTGACTCAAATGCTTATAAGTATCTAAAACTGTCTCCATTGACCCTCTATTCAAGCCTGCAGGTGCGTACCATGGCGCTTGAACTGAATCATTAAATGCTAATACTCCCGGTATCATTACTGACGGTGGTACAAATATTGGTGCGTTTGGATTTCTACTTGGAATTTGTAGCCATGGCCAATATACCGCACTATAATTGCTATCCAACGCTGTTACTTGATTTACAACTGCTGTTATACTATCTGAGATAGGATTTGAATCCATTACATAAAATGTATCTTGACGATTTGTTGCTAACGATCTAGCAGCACTTGTAATTGATGGGTGTAATGAATCAATAATTCCTGGCGTTACTAGCAAATTCATGTCATAATAATCAGTATTGCTTAACAGGCTAAATGCCTTGTTATATGCAGCAGTACCAGTCGATGTTGGAGTGGCACAATTAAATCCAAATGTATTTGCTGCAGTAATATTGGCGCCTGAATATTTTTTTAGATTTGGTTTTGCTCCATCAAATCCTCCTTGGAATGGTACAATGAATTTTCTTGTATCATTTTTAATATTGGTAGAAAATGTAGCACCTGTTAATGCATTTTCTAAACTTCCTGAATATGGTGTTGCTGCTGGAAATGCTGCACCCGCATCTTGTAATATGTTTCCTAAATAAAAATCAGAATTACTTCCTGTTGTTGAACCACTAGTTGGTATTGGAGCTATATAATTTAAATTATTAATTACATCAAAATTAAATCCAAAATAAGTTGATGCATTATAAGTTCCAGAAGTTTGTGTTGTTTGATATGTAATTGGTGACAAATTAACTGACCCAGATACCATTGGTATTGGTGATGTCATTGCTCGGAAACCAAATGGTATCAATGATACAGCATTAGTCTTATTTGATACTCCTGGATCTACTTCTACTCGTATAAATTTTGATATGTTTGCATATTCTCCAGATACTATTAATTCGTTTGAATCATTTATTGTTTGATATTTGTTACCAATTTTTCTAACAATATAATTTGGTGACTCTGGGTTTAGATTACAATTTGTATATGTTTCAACTGTATCTGGTGATGAATCTGTATCTGCGGAAACATATGGTGAGCCAACAAAATTAAGTGACTTAACTCTACGTACAATAACAGTAAATGAACCATACCCATCAGGATCTGATGTTTCAGCTGAAGTTCTTATATCTGCAATACCTACTTTTACTTCATGATTTACAGATGTTCCATGGGATAATGTATGGAATCTAAATAAATTTGTCGGAGACGATCCAATATTTTGTGATGTAATATATGGTGTTGATGCTGTTTGGTAGTCTTGTAAAAATTCATAATTGCTTATAATATTCAATGACATTGTAACAGCCGCTGTATTTGCAAAAGAAGCATATGCTGTTGGATTGTCATATTGTACATATACCGGGTAATTATTGCTTAATGCAGATTTACCAAATAATGTTGAAATATAATTGTTATCTAATGATGAAATTGATGCTGATATATTTGCAGTTTGTGCAAATGATCCATTAAATCCAATTGCATTTGCATCAGCTCCTGCAGCATATGCACCACTAACTGTTAATGCAAATTTACCAAGTGTATCTGCAGATAACAATGATGGTCCAAATAATGATGTTGCGCCGTCACTAGTTACTGGTCTTGTTGGATGAAGTACATGTGTTACAATTTTAGTTGATGCTGATTCAGCAGTGATTGCTAATGCACCATTAGTTAATTTGTATCCATCTTCATACAATAAACGTGTTACTGTAATTACATTCCCGCCGGCTCTTAAATAATCTTCTACAACAAATGGAACATATGAATTTGGAGTATGATCTCCAAATATTCTAATAAAATCGCTGTATGATGTTATTTGTGTAGGTACGAGTGCCGGGCCTTTTACGGTTGGTCCTACAATTGCTGCGCCTATTTGCGCAATTCCACCTGCTAAAAACGATTGATCTATTTCATTCGTAAATACGCCTGGTGATACTATTCTTTCTGCCATTATTTTACTCCTATTATTTTTTTATATAAATATGATATTATTGTGCCAAACCGGAGTTAAGAGTAAACGTTCCGTCTACGATATTAATTTGGCCATCTCCATATCGTTCTCGCATTTTTTCTAAAAGTTCAGATTCTTGATTTCTTAATGCTTCAAACTGATCTAAATATTTGTTTTGTTCGTTACTAACTAGTTCTTGTTGTCTAGTTAACATGTGCAATTCGATTGCAATATTGCCTAATGTGTTTGCATTCTTTGCAAATGAATCTCTTAACGTTTGAATTTCTTCTAAATGTTCCTTGTCCAGTTTTCTGGTCATAACTAGTTCCTTTTTCTTTTAATATATGTAATTTATTTGTATATTCCAAGCTATTTTTATAATGATATAAAATTATCGACGGCAGGGACCGACAATTTCCCACGTTTGACTAAGGCTAGCCCAATTGTATATCTTCATACCATCAGAATAAAATCCATCAGGAGCGGTTGTGCCGCCGCAAGGTTCTCCAATAGCATATAAAATACTATTAGTAGAGTCAAATTGGTAATCATTTTGTGGATTTCTACATGCCTGTGTAGGGGGTGGAAATGAACTATGACCTAAACTTAATGTTTCACATCCTCCACCACTTGGCCATCCAGGAATATTTGATGTAGATACTCCACCTATTGAAACAATAGATGTTACATTAACACTCTTCATATTAATTATGGATGTTACTGGTATTCCTGATATTTTGCTTGATGGGG